CACTTCGTTCGTACCCCGCTGCAAAACAGCATGGACGGCGATTTCGACACCGGCAACGTCCGGTACAAGAGTCGCGAGCGTTATAGCTTCGGCTGGTCGGATCCGCTGGGCATGTTCGGTTCGCCGGGCGCGTCCTAATAGGTTGATGGCGACCTAGGAGCGAATTGGGGGGTTACAAGTAGCGATGCTTGTAGCCCCTCTTTTTTAGTGATATACAGTCGTTCATCGGGAAAAATTCGTTTACCAGACAGACCCGACTGACGACATGCAGACTGGTAAACATTACTCGCATGTGAGGTTTTGAAATGGCACGTACAACTTTTTCCGGCCCGGTTAAGTCTGACAACGGCTTTGAGGGTCCTATCGCTGGCGATTCCGCCGTCATCACCAACTTGCTTTGCACCACGCTTACGATTGGCAGCACTAAGCTGACCACGGGTTCGGTGTCGGGTACGGTGTCGGTTCAGGCAGGTCGCATCCCGGTTATCATCGGCAGCACCACGCTTTACATCGGTCTGTACGCCAGTCTCGTCCCGTAAGGATTTCGTAGGGGGGCGTTAGCCCCCTTTACCCATTACAGGAGAGGAAGATGGCAATGCAAACAGATGTCCTTGCTAGTAAGGTCCGCACTGATGCAGGTCAGTTGTTGGACCAAAATAGCCTCGTTATTGGCCGCGCCCGTGTAAAAGCGATCTACATCATTCCTGCCGCTGGTGCAGGGGAAGTGGTGTTTAGAGATGGCGGTTCGGGCGGCGCAGTCAAAATCACCGTAAATACACTAGCGTCTTCAAGCGCCCCGGACTACATCCTGATGCCGGGTGAAGGTCTTCTCTTTCAAGAGAACATCTACATCGCACCGTCAGCCGTAGTTTCGACGATGGTGATCTATGGCTAAGTCACCGGCATGGCAGCGTAAAGAAGGCAAAAACCCTGCCGGTGGACTCAATGCTAAGGGCCGTGCGTCGTACAACCGCGCCAATCCCGGTAAGCCGGGGTTGAAGGCACCGCAGCCTGAAGGTGGCCCTCGTAAGAAATCATTCTGTGCTCGCATGACCGGAATGAAGAAAAAGCTCACGAGCGCCAAGACTGCCAATGACCCCAACAGCCGTATCAACAAGTCCCTCCGAGCATGGAACTGCTGATATGGAAATGTTGGTTTGGAACATGGTTCTTACGGGAATCGTGGCCGTGCTTGGCTTTGTTGTGAAAGAGAAGTTCGCGGAGTTACAACGCTTGGGCATTCTCCTCAACAAGACCCGTGAAGAAGTGGCTCGTGATCACGTTACTCGCGCCGAAGTACGGGCTGATGCACAGATGCTGCTTGACCGGCTTGACCGGCTGGAGCAGAAGATTGACCGATTGGTAAACAACAATGCCAAGCAAATCGGCTAAGCAACATAGGCTCATGGCGGCAGTCGCCAACAATCCTGCTTTTGCCAAGAAGGTTGGCATCTCACAATCTATAGGACAGGAATTTATGAAAGCAGATAAGCGTAAAGCAAAGAAGTTTGATATGGGTGGCCCGACTAGCTACGCTGAATCGGGTAGTGCTGGCGGTACCAACAGCTTTAAAGATGCTTTTAGGGCTGCTCGTAAGGCTGGTCAAGACACGTTCACTTGGCAGGGCAAGAAGTACACGACGGAGATGGCTGGTTCGTCCAAGCCGTCTGCTCCCAAAGTCGAAGTCCAAAAGACTGAGACAAAGGTTGAGATGCCAGCATCAAGCGGTCCCCGTTCTGGCGGTCGCGGCAGTAAGCCCGGTAAGGCGGTAGTCGGTAGCGGTCGCTACAACGACCCGACTAGCAGCTATGGCGAACGTGTTACCGCTCCTTTACGTGCTCTTGGCGACATTTTTGGTCGCCGTCGTGAAGAAGGCGTTATGAAGAATATGGGCGTTGATCGCGCAGAAGCCGCTCGCAGACTTGCTCGTTTAGACGAGGTTCGTGAGTCTGAAGGCATGAAGCGCGGTGGCAACGTTAAGAAGATGCGTAGCGGCGGTATGCCCGATCTCACGGGTGACGGCAAAGTAACTCGCGCCGACGTACTTAAAGGTCGTGGTGTGTTCAAACACGGTGGTGGCATAAAGAAATACGCCAACGGTGGGTCAGTTTCTAGTCGCGCAGATGGCATTGCCAAGAAAGGCAAGACCCGCTGCAAAATCGTCTAATAGGAGTAACTTCAAATGATGAACAAAATGAAGATGGGTCGTGCTATGCCGATGCGTGGCGACATGGCTGACAAAGCCGGTCGTGCTATGCCCGGTATGAAGAAGGGCGGCAAGGTCAAAATGTCTGGTGGCTCTGCTTCCAAGCGGGCTGACGGTGTTGCCACCAAGGGCAAGACTAAGGGCAAGATGGTCAAGATGGCTTACGGCGGTAAGTGCTAATGATGTCCTCCCGAGGCATGGGTGATATCAATCCCAAGAAGGTGCCGCGAGCAAAGCGGCGCGGGGATAGTAAGCCTGTGATCGGGACGGGTAAGCCTATTCGTACCTTCAAGGAAGGCGGCGAGAGCAAGGTCAACCAAGCCGGTAACTACACAAAGCCAAGCATGCGTAAAAGCTTGTTTAACTCAATTAAAGCTGCAAATGTGCAGGGTACGGCGGCAGGGCAGTGGTCGGCGCGGAAGGCGCAGTTATTAGCGAAGCGTTACAAGGAAAAAGGCGGCGGGTACAAGTCATGAAGGCTCCGCAGCAGTCATTAAAGGCATGGACTGCCCAGAAGTGGAGGACGAAAAGTGGTAAACGATCTTCTGATACGGGTGAAAGGTATTTACCAGAGGCTGCGATCAAAGCTCTCAGCCCTGCTGAGTACGCCCGAACCACTGCCGCTAAGCGAAAAGGCAAAGCCCAAGGCAAGCAGTTCGTCGCGCAGCCCAAAGGTATCTCGCAAAAAACCCGTGCGTACCGTCAAAGGGGCAAGTAAGAAGTGAACATGCAGAAGATTGTGGATATGTTGTTTCCGGTGCTGCTGGCCGCCGTTGGCTGGCTGTTGTCGGAAATTACATCGTTCAACAATCGCCTGATCGCTATCGAGGGCAAGATGCCTGCGTTGATTACGCCAGAAGGCGTACCTACCGATAGCCCAATTAGTGCTGCTAATCGGCAGAGGCAGAAAGAAGAACTGCTGGATAAAATCTACGACCTGCAAATGCGGGTTAAGTTGATCGAAGAACGAGGCAAGTAATGGTAGACAAGACTACAGCTACTACTGACTTCAACCTCGACCTCAACACGATCATCGAAGAGGCTTACGAGCGTTGCGGTGCTGAACTGCGTACGGGTTACGACTTCCGTACGTCGAAGCGTAGTCTGTCGCTTTTGCTGATGGACTGGGCTAACCGTGGCATCAACCTCTGGACGTTGGAGCAAGGTACGCACACGTTGACCTACAACGTTGGTACGTATGACTTACCGGTGGATACGGTTGACCTGCTTGACCACGTGATCCGGACTGGCTCTGGCACGAACCAGCAGGACATCAACATTAGCCGTATCTCGTCCAGCACTTACGTGTCGATCCCGAACAAGAACGCGACGGGTCGTCCGATTCAGATCTGGATCAACCGACGTACTGGCGCTACCGGTGCTGACGATGTAGTGGTCTACCCGCAATTTACGGTTTGGCCGAAGCCTGACAACTCGACCACGTGGATTTTGTACTACACCCGACTGCGCCGCATGTTTGATGTTGGTACAGGTGTAAACGGGCAGGACATTCCGTTCCGGTTCTTACCGTGCATGGTGGCTGGCTTGGCCTACATGCTGTCGATGAAGATCCCCGGAGCAGAGGCTCGCACACAAGTATTGAAGGCCCAGTATGACGAGGCTTGGGATCTTGCGGCGGGTGAGGATAGAGAGAAGGCAGCCGTGCGGTTTGTTCCACGTGAGAGCTTCTTGGGTGGCTACTAATGCCAAACAGGTTTGCAAGTGGCAAACACGCGATTGCGATGTGCGACCGCTGCGGCTTCCAGTACAAGCTGCGGCAGTTGAAGTCGCTTGTTATCAAGACCAAGAACGTAAACATCTTGGTCTGTCCGGAGTGCTGGGAGCCTGACCAACCCCAGTTGTCTCTTGGTCTGTACCCTGTGGACGACCCGCAGGCACTACGGAACCCGAGACCGGACACGAGTTACTTTGAGGTTGGCAATGACGGTGCCAATGGTAGCCGTCAGATACAATGGGGCTGGGCACCGGTAGGTGGTGCTAGAGCCAACGATGCTGGACTGACGCCTAATGATTTAGCGCCGGTCGGTGAAGTAGGAACGGTTACGGTCGTTACGACCTAGGAGACTGAGATGGCTATGACTTTGAAGGAACACGCCAAACTTCCGGCGAGCAAGGCTCACGGCAAGAACGCTAAAGGCTTTCGTGCTGGTGGCAAGACCAACGCTGAGATGAAGAAGTACGGTCGGAACATAGCGAAGGTGATGAACCAGCGCAGCCCGGTGCGTAAGTCTTCTGGCCCGAGGTAAGTGCCATGAAAGAACTGAACCCCGGCAAGATCAAGCCGAACACCGACTCGACTGGTGAAAATGGCTATCCTGAAAAGGATGTCAACAAGGGCGTCACCCACATGGATATGAAGGGTGCTGGCGCTGCCACCAAGGGTAAGAAGTTCGTCTCGCAGATCAATTTGCAGAACAACGGTAAAGTGCGAGCAGGCTGGAGCTAATGAACTACTCAGAACTTTCACAACTGATTCAGGACTACTGTGAGTCTACGGAGCAGAGCTTCGTGGCGAACATTCCTACTTTTGTGGAAGTTGCTGAGCAGCGCATTTACAACACGGTCCAGTTACCTGCTCTTCGTAAAAATGTCACCGGTTCGATGAGCAACGGGAATCAGTACATGTCCCTGCCGTCCGACTGGCTCTCGACGTTTTCGATAGCGGTGATTGACGGTACGACCGGTGAATATGAATACCTGCTGAATAAGGATGTGAACTACATCCGGGCTGCGTATCCGTTCCCGGCGTCTTCGGGCAAGCCTAAGTACTACGCCATCTTCGACTCAACGACGATGCTGCTGGGGCCGACTCCGAACGCAAACTTCACTGCTGAACTGCACTACTACTATTACCCGGTATCCATTGTGACGGCAGGAACGTCGTGGCTTGGTAATAACTTTGATTCTGTGTTGCTCTACGGGTCGTTGCGCGAAGCGTACACTTACCTGAAGGGTGATGCGGATCTGTTGCAGAACTACGAGCAGAAGTACCAAGAAGCCCTTGGTCAGTTGAAACGCCTCGGTGACGGGCTGGATCGTCAGGATGCGTACCGTTCTGGACAAGCTAGGGTACCGGTGACATGAGCTTCGTAGGCGGATCAGAAATTGGAAACGTGTTTGTGCAAACGACTGACCATCGTGAGCACACCGTTGAAGAGATTGCAGAACGTGCGGCTAACCGCATACTCAGTGCCGACTCAAAGGAAGCACTGCATTATTGGCTGGTGAAGTATCTCAGCGAGGCTCAAGTGGCCGAGCGTAAGATGATATGTAAGAAACTAGATCAACAAGGCTATGCGGAAATCGCGCACTTAATTGGAGACCTCTAATGGCTATTACTCAGGCAATGGCAACGTCGTTCAAGGTCGAGATCCTTGACGGCATCCACAACTTTGGTACCGGCGTCATTCGCGCTTCGACGGCTGCGGATAAGTTCAAGCTGGCCCTGTACACCTCGTCGGCTACGTTGAGCGCCGCTACCACGGCTTACTCTTCGGCTGATGAAGTTTCCTCGTCCGGTACGAACTACCCGGCGGGTGGGCTGACGCTCACGATCTCGCAGGTGCCGACTTCCAGCAGCACGACGGCCTTCATCGACTTCGATGATCTGACCTTCCCGAGTGCGACGATCACGGCCAACGGTGCTTTGATCTACAACGAGACTCAAGGTAACAAGGCTGTTGCGGTGCTGGCGTTTGGTAGTGACAAGACCTCGACGGCAGGTAACTTCACGATCCAGTTCCCGGCTGCTGCGGCTTCGACTGCTATCCTTCGTATCGCTTAATCGGAGGGTTACATGGCCCTCGTGCTTGCTGATCGCGTCCTTGAGACGACGACTACGACTGGCAGTGGGACGATTACTCTGGCTGGTGCTGAGGCCGGATATCAGTCCTTTTCAGCCGTAGGAAACGGGAACCAGACCTACTACACCATCGCAGGCGATGTCGAATGGGAAGTGGGTATTGGCACGTACACCGCATCGGGAACGACGCTCTCCCGAGATACGGTGCTGTCATCAAGCAATAGCGGCAACAAGGTCACGTTCTCATCGGGAACGAAGAAGGTCTTTGTTACCTACCCGTCTGAGAAGTCGGTCAACTTCGGTGTATCGGGCAACATTAGTGTCTCTTCAGCCGTTATTACCGATGTTGGGTACCCGAGTGCAGACTCCGATGCGGCCACGAAGTTGTACGTCGATAATATGTCGTCGGCTGCTCTGCACATTCACGAAGCCGTTGTTCTAACTACCCCAGCCGATTCAGGACGAAACGACAACTACAACAACGGCACTGCGGGTGTTAGTGCGACTCTGACGGCTACGGCCAACGGAACCTTGGTCATCGACAGCACGGTGGCTCAAGCAGCGCAGCGTGTCCTCATCAAGGACTGTGACGATCAGGCTGAAAACGGTATCTACGTTGTAACGACGGTTGGTACGGCTTCAACTCCGTATGTCATGACCCGTGCGGCTGATGCTGATACGTATGGTGAAGGCGGCTCTGATTCGCTTGACCTTGGTAGCTACTTCTTTACGACAGGTGGCACTTCGCAGAAAGGCGCAGCCTACGTCTGTAATACGCCGGGTGTCATTACCTTTGGCTCGACCTCGATTACGTTTGCTGAGTTTAGTCAGGCTCAGGTGTATTCGGCTGGTAACGGGATTTCGATTACCCTAAACTCAATTGCACTTAATACGCCTGTTACGGTTGCTAGCGGTGGCACGGGGCTCACGACTTCTCCGGCCAACGGCCAACTGCTGATTGGTAACGGATCAAACTACACACTCTCGACCCTCACGGCGGGATCAGGCGTCTCCATCACGAACAGTGCTGGCAGCATTACTCTGTCTGCTACGGGCTTGGGTGGTACGGTCACGGCTGTCACAGCCACAGGCCCACTTGCATCAAGCGGCGGCACAACTCCGGATATCAGCATTGCCAACTCGACCGGCACGGGTAGTGT